CATCCATCGAAAGCCCCCCCGCTTGGTATCCGACACTCTGTCGGTGTACGGCGAGGAAGGACCTAAGGCCGCACTACGCGTCCTTGGGACCTCAGATTCGAGCCTGCTGGAAAGTATTGTCAGCGGGTGGCTTGTGGTGCAGTTTGGCCTCAAGCCGTTGTTTACGGATCTGGTAACAGCAACTTCTCTAATGTCGGCGAACTTAAACAATCCGACGGCGTTAGATACTTTTACGGCCACTGTACGTGGCGGTGGGAGTGCGGAGGGAAGGTTTACCCGGCTCTGCAGCTCTGCAGGCGCCGAGGGGAATCTTTACTACGATGGTTTCTTGGATCTCTATGAGCAGGTTAAAATCTCTTATAGTGCCAGGTACCGGTTGCCTATTAAGCCCTCAATACCACAGCGGTTAGGTTTGTACAACGCACCTCTGGTGCTTTGGAACCTCACGAGATTGTCCTGGATGGGCGACTATATGTTTAATGTCAGCCCATGGCTCCGGTCTTTGATGGCCGGCCAGGATACTACAATGCTCGAAGGGACCAAATCCGTTGTACGCAGGACGACCCTTGAACGTGGCTTCTCTGTCGGCCGTTTCGGCTGCAAAGTCAAGGAAGACCCTTTGTCTAAGGACTTCTTGCTCTCCGCGGATTGGTTCGAGAGAACACTCTTGCCAACCTCCGGGGTTCTGCCCACGTTCCTCCCGTCGTTAAAGAATAGGCTGAACGTAACTCGTTTGGCTAATGCGACAGCAGCCTTGGCCACCATTATGGGGTCAAGATCACGGCCGGGTCCTCCGGTCATCAACTACTAGGACAGTTATGTCTAACATCGTTCTGAACGCCACCACCTATGTTGGCGAAGGGATCCAAAACGGCGTTACCAACTTCATCAACCGCTCCGCTGGTCTTCTGTCCGGGTTCTCCTCCCTTGTGGGGCGGGTCCGGAACCAGAACAAGCGGGTGGAAGTTCGTTGGAACCTCGCCGTCCCCGTCCTCGTCGCGGACGACAGCCCCTGCGGGTGCGCCGGAGAAGTCCGGTTCATCAGTTACGCAGAGGTGTCGATCAAGTTCGATCAACGCGCGGATGCAGCTCACCGAACGGACGTGTACGGACGCCTGTTGGACCTGATTACGTCGACTCAGTTCGAGTCGTCGGTCAAGGACCTCCAACCCCCGGTTTAATCAACCGGTGGGCGTCGTACTCTGTTCCTATCACACTCGTTAAGAGGTAATCCATGAAAGCACGTGTAAGTGCCGCCAAAGGGGGAGCGTGTAAAAGCGACTCCCTCGGGATTGTACGTGAGCCAAGCAAAGCGCGTCTGCGCCAGGTCCACAGTTCCATTCTCGCTGCCCTTCCCATCGGGTTGGGCGACATCACCGCTTCCACGCTTAAGCAACTCGAGCGTGATGCATTCGCCAGTTCCGATACGGCAGAGTTCCGCCGCCGGTACCTGGACGCATGCGTTTTGAAGAGGTGGCAGGGTAACGAGTCGGTCCCTAAACAGGATCGGGTCGAAACCGCCCTCAGTAAGCTGAGGGACTCCGAAATCAGAGTACGGGAATCAAACACCGTCTTTTACGGCCCGGAGTGCTTGGACTTGTCCAACGCTCGAATCCCGGCACACCTCATAAGGGTGTACCGGAGGGCTCGTAGGCTGATCTCGGCTCTTCTGGGTCCGCTGGACTTCGAAGAGTTTGCGAGGAATGTGGAGTTTTCTCCTGGTGCTACGACCGAATTCAATCGGTTGTCTTGCGACGCTACAAATAAGTGGGCTTTAGGAACCCACGTAACGCCTAAAGCGGCGCCCTATGCCTCTGCATATCAGCAGTGGTGGGGACCCTTCCTCACGAGTGAGGGAGACTCCGCCCCCTGGCCTGAGCTTCAGGTCGGTTGGTATAATGAGGTGTTCACTGTACCAAAACGGTTCGACACTGAGCGTACGGCCTGTAAAGGTCGGACATGGAACGTAGCCCTTCAGAAAGGCTACGGGAAGTTCGTGCGGAAACGCGCGCAGCGATGGTCTGAGCCCCTCTTGTATCCGGATGCCCAAGTGTATCACGGCCTACTGGCCAAGCTTGGTAGTGCCACTCGCCTGTTGGTTACAGGTGACCTCTCCGGTGCCAGTGATGGCATCGGGACGGGGCACATTAAAACCTTCTTTCCGGAAACCCACGCTACCTTAATGCTCGACCTCCGCGAGGAGGTAGGGAAGTACCCGGATGGTACGATTACATCTTGGGAAAAGGTCGGCTCGATGGGGAATGGTTTCACCTTTGAGGTGGAGACCGTCCTATTCTACGCCGTGGTAAAAGCGTGTTGCAAGAGATCTGAGTTGGTCAGCGTCTACGGGGATGATCTTATATACCCCGAGCACCGCCATGACGATGTGGTCGAGGCCCTGAGTTTCTTAGGCTTCGAATTCAATCGTGAGAAGACCTACAGCGGCAACTCGCCCTTCCGGGAGAGCTGCGGTAGTTACTTCTACAACGGCGTTGACGTTAAAC